CCTAATGAGCTACCAGTACGAAGTTGTTCTAAAGCAAACTTCTTAGTTAGTTCCATCAGATCTTCATAAGTTTTCATCTTCGATGACCTCTGATAACCTTCCTGTTGTGTGGTTGTAGTAGACGCTACAGGCTGGACCTGTCGTGCCTGAGAAGCGGTTCTTGAGTACCCTAATCCTGGTGATATTGCGTTCACGTTCATCATCATGCTGTGCATTCCTTTCCATACCGATAACCATGTCAGACAATTGTGCAATGCTTCCAGAGCCTCTAAGCTGTCCTAGTGATGTTGCTGCTCCTTCTTCATGTCCTTTACCATCAGGTCTCTTTAGGTGGCTCACAATCAGTAAGGATATGCCAGTCTCTTGAACCAGCATCCTTAGCTTTGTCATGATCTCATCTAAGGCTTTCCTCTCATCGCCAACATCACCAGCACTGACGATGATGCTAATATGATCCAACACCACAAAGCTACATCCCAATCCTTTTGACATGAATCTGACTCTTGATAAAATATTATCAATTGACGTACTACCAAAATGATCAAAAAGATAAACCCTGTTAGTGCCAAGAGTGTGCTCAAAGGCATCTCTAAACTCCTCATCTGTGTATGCTGTGTCTGGTAAATGTAAAGGTTTGTTAGCGTGTATGGACATCAAGCCTTTAGCAGTGCGGACAGTAGACTCTTCAAGAAACATCAAACCAATGTTGTCATCTGTCTTGCACAGAATATGATACACGATCTCACGCAACACCTGTGATTTACCTAGTCCAGATCCAGCAGTGAAGGTAACTAGTTCACCCTTCCTAATGCCATAGGTAAGCTTGTTAAGACCATCAAAGGGATAGTTACATGAAGACTTAATAGCTGGTGTATTGATGTCGTCCCACAGCTTAGAGCCATTAACAATACCATCAGGTACATAGGTCTCAGCAGCAAACCAATCTTGTATGTATTCCTTTATTGCTCCTTCTTTAAGGTAATCGTTAGCATCCTTGAATGGTGCTCTATGCTTGACAACCTTAGCCTTAGCACCGAATAGGTCAGCTACTTGCGTAGCAGCTTTCTTCCCAGGTTCATCAGCATCAAAAGAGATAACAATGGTTTCAAAAGAATCAAGATATTCATAGTTGGCTTTACAGTCCTTTAGTGCTGCCTGTGCTCCGTTGCGTATAGATACTGAAGGATACTTCATACCATTCATTTGATAGACAGCAATGGCATCAAACTCACCCTCAGTGATGGTAATGCTCTTCCCTCCTTTAGCAAATAAGTGTTGTCCGAACAATGTATTAGCTTTACTCCAGTCTCCTTTAATGGTGCAATCAGTCTTCGTAGCTTCATGCCTTATCTTGTATGCCGCTACCTTTCCATCAGCATCATGATAGGGGAACACTACCTCGTAGTCATCAGTAAGCACTACGTTGTATGCCTTCAGTGCATCAGCACTAAGGTTTCTTACTGGTATCGAACGATATTGACCTTGAATCATAGGTACAACTTTAGGCTTAGATGTTACATTTTGTTGGAAGTTATCAACATTTGTAGACAACTTCTTATTTGTACCGCAACTAAAGCAATGGCTCCATGTTTCTCCTTTGTCATTCTCTGACACTGATAAGGCATCAGAGCTACCGCAATCATCACAACCCTGGTGCGTAGCTAAGTATGTCATTGCTCACCCCTTGCTCTGATAGCTATTAAACATGCTTGCGTCCACCCCATTTCGTTGTGGTCAACTTTCCCTGTCGCATATTCAGCGTCCACTTTCTCATCACAAATCTTTGCACACGCCTCACGTTCATGCGCTGCGACAAGGGCAGCGAAGCGTTCTAGATGCTCGGATAGGAATCCTTGCGTGTATGTCCAACCAAGGCTGTTAATTTCAAATCCAGCCTCTCTCGCCATCTTGATAATGTCGTCTCTATCCACCGTTCTTCTCCTCCGGCTCGTGCGTACATGCGTTTTCGTAGTCAATAACGTCCTGCAACCGATAGCGAATCAATCTACCCAACTTTATGTACCGGACCCCTTTTTTGAAAGACCGGTCACGTTCTAGCGTTGCTTCGCTGATCTTCCATCGAGTAGCAAGCTCCACTTGTGTTATGAATTGCTCATTTGTTGTCATTGCTCACCCCTTGCTCTGATGGCGTCGGAAAAATTCAGCAGCACCGTCGCAGTCCATCTTTGCAAGCGATGGTCAGCATCCATTGAGCTGAGGTCTACGTTCAAGAGCAAATTCGCACACGCCTCACGCTCATGTGCTGCAACAAGTGCGGCGAAGCGTTCAAACGCATCGGTGTAATTCCAAAGGTCAGGATCAAGCCCAGCCTCTCTCGCCATCTTGATAATGTCGTCTCGTGTCATTACTTGATCCCTAAGTTAAAAGGATTATGCCAACAGATCCCAGTTGTATCCTTAGTGACATAACCACCTAGAGTGTAGATGATCTTCTTCTGTCTGTCACCATAGATGTAAATATCCCTATCAACCGTATAATTATCAACAAGCTTCTGCATTGCATTCAGTAAGGCATTCTTACCCTTAGCAGGGAACGCTGCCATCAGATCCTCTAAAGAGCATGTACCACCATTAGAGTGCATAAACAGCACATACGGTGAAGGCTTACGCTTCCTTGGTTGTATCTTCTTCTTCATACGTTAAACCCCTTAGCATTCAAAGCCTTTGTTAACTGACGCATCATAAAGTAAAAACCATACTCCGAACATAAGCGAACAAATCCACTAAGTGTTTCTTCAATCTTAAGATCTTCATGGTAATCATCCAACTCTGCCTGTGTTGGCTCTGAAGCCTTTAGAGCCTCTTCAGGTAAGAAATCATCGTCAGGGTACATTGTATTATCCTTAGTGTAAAGTTTACTTGACAGGGGTGTACATGCTAGTGCTATAACTATACCCTATCTCTCTACTATATAGGCTATGTATACATAGTATATACATAGAATATTATTCTAAGTATATATACTAAGTATAGTACATAGTATACATAGCCTATATAGATTTAGGGTATCAGAGAAAACTAAAGTTGTCAATACTTAGTCCTCTGCCTTCTTACGTTCGCTAACAATCTCGTCATCGTCATGCATCAGGGATACATTGCCCACAGCGCAGATATCATCTCGGACATACTTAAAACAATCATTACATAAGTCTAAGTATTGTCTTGTTCGAACACTACGCCTAGAGGCTTCATAGTCGCTAAGTACTTCATTACAGGAAAGGCATCTCATTTTCCATCATCCTCCATACGATCTAACAACATCATCAGTTTAGGGTATAGATCCTCTTTAACATCTTCAGCATGCTCTACTTCCTCCCATTGACCCCATGAAGCAGCTACACTGGAGTCAATCATCGCCTCAATCAAGGCTAACATTATCTGTACTGTCTCTTTAGTCATCTTCCTAACCTCCTACAATGCCGTTTAAACGCGTTTTAAGGTACCTACAATCGATTTTCTATTCGAAGGTGTTTTCAGACATCACCGGAAACGTCTCAGGCTTTATTTGCCTCATTTGTATAGCCCTTATTTTGTACATGAAACGACTAATCTTTTCTTGTCTAGCCCTGACATAGTCTTTAAGTCTACCTCCTAATTCTTCTATCTCATCATCAGACCATAGCTTACGTTGTTTTATAAGCTTCGCTTCATAGTAGGACTCTAAGTATTGTAGTCTTTCCATAGCAGTAAACAATTTCCTATCTCCTAATGCTGTGTTGCAATCCATACAGCAGGGCAGTAAAGCACATGGTATACTATGCTTCTTCCTGTAATCATAGTCTAGATTGTCCATAGACGACAAAGGTGGAACATGATCTAATGACGAAGCAGGGTCGGCACAATAAAAACAAAAGTATCCTTCATTCAAGAATAGTCTTTTATACTTGTGACCATGTAACTTATTTAGTCTTATCCTTTCCTTGGATTTTGCTGACATAGTGGCTCCTAGCAACTTGTAAAGTGTTGCTATTGTACCACACTAAACTTACATGATACTTACATTAGAGCCTCTTCGATGCCTTGTAGAGCCTCTAATCGCTTTTGCTTTTCTGTGGTTTTCTTCAATACTTTAGGACTAACCCATGTATAGGACGGGAAAGGCCATCGAGGATCGCCAGCATATCGTATACAGACTAAGCCTTCAGCGTCTGGACCTTGGACAATCTCGCATGGTTGATTATTGAATGTTAAGCTCATTTAGTAATCCTGTATTGCTTTCTGAATTCTATAGTGTCTAAGTCGGTAAAGGTTTCTCTGTAATGCTCTGCCAATTCAGTATCAGATAGATTATTGAATCCACCTTCAGAGAGAAAGCGAACAATCTCATCATAGACTTCAGGAAACTTTACAGAGGCAACAGCATACTCCAACTCTTTAGCTGTGCATTCATAAAGTATTTCAGACTTACGTAAAATGATCATGATTTAGCCTTTACATAGAGACAAATAGCGATCATGTACGCTAACATAATCGCTATAGCTTTCAACGCATCTTTCATTCAACCCTACCAACAGCAGTGATAAAGGCAGCTTTACCTGTTGACAATAGATAACAGGCATCAGAATACTGTACAGGTTGCTCCTCGTAAGTTGTAACAAAAGTACTGTACTTGTATGGGTTATACGTTATTGGCGTCCAGTCATCAGGCCCAATATCAATAGATGGAAAACTGAGTGTACCGACAACACCAGCGTGTACGTTTTTCGTACGCTCACGTAAAACTCGTTGTCTGCCAGCTTCGGATACTTTGTATCGGACATTCTCTAACCATATAAGGCGAGTATGCTTAATCACTAAACCTTTCTGTGGGCCTTCCAAAGCCTTAACAGAAAAACACTTTTTATGTAGATTGAAGTATACGAAAACTTTCATGGTTTAATCTCCTGATAGGTCCACAATGGGGTTAATAACGTATTCAGTCAATTCTGAAGTCTCAGCATAGTCTTCTGCCTTCGCCAGTGTATCAAAGCGATCTAGGTGGGTTAAACCAGAGTACTCAGGGTATCTATAGGTTAACAAGTAACCGACAATCTTATAGTTTTCCATTGTTTACATCCCCTTTGATTTCATCAATTCAGTTTCATAAGCAAACGAAAAGAATATATCTTTAGATTGTGTATCGATACCATAAAATTTACCTATTGGCTTGTCGAAAGTATCCAAACAATCTTTAGCCTGTCCGATGTCATTGTATGACTGGAAAAGATCGCCTGATTTAATACCGCTGCGATAACGTATCTCGAACATGTTAAACCCCTAAGATAACAGAAGCTTTTTGAGGAAGGGTACAGCATAACCGGTAAGGTTTGATAGTTCCTTCAACGTCATACTAGGATTATTATCATATATGCGTTTGATATCATCAAAGCTTAATCCGTTGATTGGTTTTTTGAGTGTATAGGACATGAAAGCCTCATAGTGAGAAGAAAATCATTGCAGCATACAGTGCACCGAACAATGCACCGCCTAGGACTAAGACAACATCATTTGACTTTGACATGATTAAGCCTTTGCAAGTTTAAGTCTAATAACCTTGGCCATCTTTCGACCATGTGCAACATAACCGATAATGGGGATTGATTTGTCCCAACATTTCCGACACCCTTTGCACTTACCTTCGTGCTGGTAAGCATGGCACACGCTAACATTAGCGTTATCGTAGGATTGTGCAATAGTGCTAGACCATGGCGCATCAAGTACCTCTCCGATAACGGAATCCGAGGATCTACGCACTACAACATTCGGTAACGCATCCATTTGCTCTAGTATCGATTGATACTTAGGAAACTTGTACATTCTAGTCGGCAGCCAGTGTTTACACCATGGTGTACGCTTCATAACCTCAAACATCTTTTCGGCTAGCTTGATTGTGTACATATCGCCAGAGTCAAACCAACGGAAATATCTGTCCGAGTCTAAAGCTTGAACCATATCATCGACCCAATCATCACGCTGCCAATCTTGTTTATTATGCTCTCTAGGCGCTTTAACATTTGGGTATAAATAGTGTGCCGTGGTTGCATAACATCCCTTGCAGGCATCAACCAATTCGCCGGTGTAGACATTAATACTGCCCGAGCAGGTATCTAATGCCTGTAAACTCCAAGATCTAATCCCGTCTAGCTTGCTAGTGATTGATAATTTGAGCATGATTCTACCCCAAAAGGTTAGTTGGACTCGTCAGTATAGTATTAAACTATATACCCCACAGTGCGTAGGGTTTCGTCCTTGGTTAGATATATTGCTTACTGGTAATTTTCTCATGTCGGACAAAATCAATGTTAGTATTCCATACCGTGTAATCGCCTAGTTTTGGTCGACGGATCGTTGATCGGAAGATGCCTTTGCTGATCAGTATGCCGTTGATTCTGCCGTGCTTTGTGTACGCTGTTATAAATCTTGTATGCGATGTTTTCTTTACTATCGTTACAAGCTTTAATGCTTTGTAGGTGTCTTTGATTTCTTGGATCAGGTTGTTCATTTCGTTTACCCTTTGTTTTTGACTTAGCGATTTGCTTTGTCCATGTGCGTATTATGCATGAGTCTAGGTTGGAATGCAAGTCGTCATAGTGGCTCTAGAGGGTCCACCATAGATATCTCCCTTTGTCAAGTACCATTGGTCAGGCTATATCGTCCACTCGTCCGCCTATATAGACCATTCGTCGGAGATATCGCTATAGTTTCTGAGCTGATAAGCGGTAGATCTACGCAGATAAACGGTAGGGGGAGGGGTAACCAGCGTTGTTGATTGCGTTAGCACCCCAATAGCCTTAAAAAAAAGCTAAAATGGAAGTCTCTAAAGCCTAAACAGTCTATCTAATAATATCTAATAAAATCAATAGCTTAGTAATAAAGCCTCTGCGGAGCCTCTGACACCATGTAAATGGAGTCCCGCCATAGCCTTGTGTGATCTGTGCTGGTGTCGGTACAGAACAACAATCTTGACTGAATAAGTAGAAATAACTTGACAAAACTCTAAAAATATGCTAGAATATATCCTTCTATGTAGAAACGATGAACAGACGATGTACGAACAATAAACAAAAACTTAAATTTATATACTACATACAGACTTCATACTGACTACATTGTAGAGATACATAAAATTATATACACTCTTATGTCCTGCCTTCCGGCAGAGAAACTATATAGAGGGATCTGATGTCAGAAATTAAAATTAATTCTCTTACTGAGGATTGTTCGCTACCTTCATCAGTCAGCCAGGATGTCTTGGCAGTCAATGAAGAGAAGAAAGTGCCTGCGAAAAAGAAGAGATCTAGAGGTCGTCCTAAGAAGGAAGAAGTACAAAAGTATATTAAGAGAGAGAAAAGAGGTAGACCACCAGGAGAAGCAGCAAGGATTAAAGAGTTCACTGCTTCGCTGTTGCTGACACACTCTAATGCGATTATAAGAAAGATAGTACATAAAGCATTAGATGACAATGATAAGGATCAGATTGCAGCACTTAAAATGTGTATGGATCGGATGCTTCCAGTATCTTACTTTGAGGATAAAGGAACATCATCAGGAGCTAAAGCAATTACTATTAACATCACTGGTGTGCAAGAGTCACCAGTGGAGATGATAGAGCATGAACCAGTTGATGTAGAGACTACATTGATTG